TATTGAAAGGTGGTTTGGCAAAAGGAGAAATTGGTGTTATTTTAGCACCAACAGGTGTGGGTAAATCAACCATTTTAACTAAGATGGCAAACCACGCGTTTAACTTAGGGTTCAATGTTCTTCAGATCTTTTTTGAGGACAACCCAAAGGTAATTCAAAGAAAACACTTCACCTTATGGACTAAAATCCATCCTGACGATTTGTCAGAGAAAAAAGATGAGGTTATGAGTAGAGTTAGGGAGATTGAAGAATCAATGCCGAATAAACTAATATTGAAAAAATTACCATCTGATACTATGACGATGTTACAAATCAAAAACCAAATTAGAAAAATGGTTTCTGATGGAATTAAAGTAGATATGATTGTTTTGGATTATATTGATTGTATTGTTCCTGACAAGAACTTGGGTGATGAATGGAAGAGTGAAGGGTCAGTAATGAGAGCATTTGAAGCAATGTGTCACGAGATGAATATTGTTGGTTGGACAGCAACACAAGGTAACCGATCATCAATTTCATCAGAAGTTGTGACAACAGATCAAATGGGGGGATCAATTAAAAAGGCACAAGTAGGACACGTTATTATATCGGTGGCTAAGACATTACAACAAAAAGAAATGAAATTAGCAACCATTGCAATAACCAAGTCTCGAATTGGTGACGATGGGGTTGTATTTGAGAATTGTAAATTCGACAATGCAATGATTGAAATAGATACTGAAAGTACAACAACGTTCTTAGGTCTTGAAGAACAAAAAGAAGAAAGACAAAGACAACGAGTTAAAGAACTCTTAGAAAAGAGAAAACAACGAGAAACACAGTCAAATTAACAAATAAATAAATTTTAGAATAAATGGAAAAAATACTAGTAGAAAATCCTGGTCGGTTCGTCATCTTCCCTATTGAACACAATGATATATGGGAATTTTACAAACAACACCAAGCGGCTTTTTGGACTGCAGAAGAGGTGGATTTAACAAACGACATCAGAGATTGGGAAACATTAACAGATAATGAGAAATACTTCGTTAAAAATGTATTATCATTCTTCGCAGCATCAGACGGAATTGTAAACGAAAACTTGGCGGAAAACTTTTACCGAGAAGTACAATATCCTGAAGCGAAATTCTTTTACGGATTCCAATTGGCGATGGAAAACATCCACTCACTTATGTATTCACTATTGATTGATACATACATCAACAACCCAAAAGAAAAAGATGAGTGTTTCAACGCGATAGACAGATTACCAGCGGTTCAGAAAAAAGCGAAGTGGGCATTAGAATGGATTGAGAAAGCTTCATTTGCAGAAAGATTAGTTGCATTTGCCGCTGTTGAAGGTATCTTTTTCTCAGGTTCATTCTGTTCTATTTTCTGGTTGAAATCAAGAGGAATTATGCAAGGTTTATGTAATGCTAACTCACTTATATTTAAAGATGAGAACTTACATTGTGATTTTGCAATTCACTTATTGAATAATCACTTAGAGAATAAACCTTCTGAAAAACGAATCAAAGAGATTTTATTGTCGGCACTTGAAATTGAAAAGGAATTTATTACCGAATCACTTCCTGTTTCTTTGATCGGTATGAACTCAAACTTAATGAGACAATATCTTGAGTTTGTTGTTGATGGACTATTGGTTAAGATGGGTTGTAGTAAAGAATTTAACGTAGAACAACCATTCAAGTTCATGGAACAAATCGCAGTTGAAACTAAAGGTAATTTCTTTGAATCAAGAACAATGGAATATCAGAAGGCAAAACTGAATGAAACAATAACATTTACAGACGACTTTTAAATATTAGATTATGTCATTAAAAATTATTAAACGAGGTGGTGAGATTGTCTCATTTAATCCACAAAAGATTTACAATAGAGTAAAACGATCTGCGAAAGGTTTGAATGTAAATTCAGACGAGATCTTTATTAAAGTTATCACTTCAGTACCAACTGAAGGTGAAGTAACAACAAAAGAACTTGACAAGTTGGTTTACGAGATTGCAGCTTCTTATACCGGTAGTCACCACGACTATTCAAGACTAGCATCATCTGTTGCAATTTCTTCATACCATAAAGAAACAAATGATAGTTTTTCACAGACTATGATGCAACTTTATGAGGACGGAATTATCAATGAGAAACTTATTGAGACCATCAAAGAATACGGTGAAGATACAATTGATGCTGTAATTAATCACGAAAATGATTACAACTTCGATTACTTCGCTTGGAGATCATTACAAGAAATGTATCTATTGAAAAGACCAAACGGTAAAGTTATTGAAAGACCACAACATATGTACATGAGAGTTGCGTTATGGGTTACTTCAAACATAACCGATGCGTTTGAATACTACAGATCATTATCAGAGCAATTAATCTCAAAGGCGACACCAATTATGATTAATTCAGGTACTAAAGTTCCTCAATTGGCATCTTGTGTACTTCATTATAATGATGCGGACTCAAGAAAAGGTTTATTAGATACTTTAACAGATATTTCTACATTCTCATCAGACGCTGCGGGTATTGGACTTTCTATGTCTAACATCCGTAGTAAAGAAAGTAGAATTTCTAGTTCAGGTGGATATGCTGGTGGTTTATTAAAATACCTCAAAATTGTAAATGAGTCACTTAGATTCTTTAATCAACAAGGTCGTAGACCAGGTTCAGCAGCTATCTATCTTGAGCCTTGGCACAAAGATATCTTTGATTTGTTAGATATTAAAAAGAATACAGGTGCTGAAGAATTGAGAGCTCGTGATTTATTTACGGCACTTTGGATTCCTGATAACTTCATGAGAGCTGTCAGAGAAAATGCTGATTGGTATTTGTTTTGTCCTAATGATATTACGAAAGCAGGACTAAAACCATTACAAGAATGTTATGGTGAAGAATACGAAGAAGTTTATAACAAAGCGGTGTCTATGGGTCTTGGTAAGAAAGTTAAGGCTCAAGACATTTGGACTAAAGTTATTGAATCTCAGGTTGAAACTGGTGTTCCTTACTTGTGTTCTAAAGACAACGCGAATAGGAAAACTAATCACCAAAACATCGGTGTGATCAAACAATCAAACCTTTGTAACGAAATTTATCAATACACTGACGAGGAGACAACCGCAATTTGTACGTTATCTTCTATGGTATTAAAAAACTTTATTAAGTCAGGTAAATTTGATTTTGAACTTTTATTTAACGAAGTTAGAAAAGTTGTAAGATCACTCAATAAAGTCGTCGATATTAACAATTACTCAACTGAAAAGGGTAGAAAAGGTGGATTAGAACAAAGAGCAATTGCGATTGGAACACAAGGTTTAGCCGATGTATTCTATTTGATGGATTATATTTTTACTTCTGAAGAGGCTAAAAAATTGAATAGAGATATCTTTGAAACTATCTATTACGCGGCAATCTACGAAAGTAATCAGTTGTGTATGAACGGTAATTACAAACCTTACGAGTTCTTCAAAGGGTCACCAATGTCTCAAGGAGTATTCCAATACGATATGTGGAATGTTGATGAAACACAACTATCAGGAATGTGGGATTGGAGTAAGTTAAAAGAAACTGTTAAAACTCACGGTGTTTGTAATTCATTGTTTACGGCTCAAATGCCTGTAGCATCTTCAGCAAAGATCACAGGATCTTATGAAATGACAGAACCCGCACACTCAGCAATATTTAACAGACGAGTTGTAGGTGGTGAGATCATGATTGTGAACAAATATCTAATCGCCGACTTTGAAAAAATAGGTATATGGTCTGAAGATTTGAAGAATGAAATTATTATGAACGAAGGGTCAATTCAGAATATTAATTTCAATAACTACTTAGATCCTGAAGATAAGAACTATAATAAAAAAGTTAAACGAATTGAACATTTGATCCCAAAATACAAAACAATTTGGGAGATATCACAAAAACAACTTATTGATATGGCGGCAGACAGAGCACCATTTATTGATCAATCACAATCAATGAATATCTATATGTCTAACCCAACATTATCAAAGATTACATCATCACACTTTCACTCTTGGGAAAGTGGATTGAAAACACTTTGTTATTATGTAAGAACTAAAGCTATTTCAACAGGAGCAAAACATTTGGCAATGGACATCTCAAAAAAACAGAAACCAAAAGTAACACCTGAACCACCAAAAGTTGAATATAGTAATCTAAATTTACCACCAAAACCTGAGAATTCAGATTTTGAATGTTTTGGATGTTCATCTTAATCACGACAATGTGTTGCGATTATTATAATAGATTGATATAAGAAAAATAATAAATCACGATTTCGGTCGTGATTTTTTTTTCTATATGAGATATTTATAGTAAAATAATTATTATGAATAGAAGCTTTAGTAAAAAAAGACACATTCAAGAAGCTAACGAAAAATTAGAAAAAAGAATGTTAACTGAAAAAAGTTGGTTTGATAAAATAATTCACTCATTTTCTGGTGGTGATAAAAAAGAAGACTTGCCGTTTGATGGTGGTGGTGAAAAATACAACGAAATTGGACAAAAATTATTGGATTTTGAAAAAAATGACCCGTACACTGACGTAACTTATGAATCTATGGAAAACAATCCTCTCGGAATAAGAAAATACGTAATCAAAAAAGTAGATAATTGTTCTGAAAATAAAGTTTCTTATGATCCGCCAACTAAAATGGTGATTGTAAGTTATTGTAATTATGATGGTGAAAAGTTTGTTGAGGATATCGAGGAAAAAGGTGATAAAATGTGGGATGATATACAAAAACAAGCCGAAGAAAAAGTGATGATAAGTAAAAAGAGATATTAAAACAATCGACATTAAACGAATATTCTGAACCCTCCCCAAAAAGGAGGGTTTTTTATTTGATCTAATTTTTACTTAAAAAAAACCTAACTTATATTTATATGTGATATGGCAAATGGTATTACATATGGTATTT